TGAGGACTGGGCGGAGGTTGAGACGGCAGTGGTTGATATGGCAGCAACGGCAGGAAAACTATAAAGAAACCGATGATAAGTCATTCACTTACGCATCAAAAGTGGGCTACTTAGGCTTTAAAAGTGATAAGGTAATTATAAGCAGCGAGGCATTGCCTCACTGAACAAGAACAATTAATAAAAGAACAACAATATGAAACTAACAAAGAACGAAAAAGGACAGATACAGGAGAGCTTGAGACAATACGTCAGCAAGTATCCAAGTCAGAACAAGGCAGCACAGAGCCTCACAGGAACAAGTAGCGCAACTGTGAGCAGCATTCTGCAGGGCAAGTGGGAAAACATTAGCGACGATATGTGGCGCAACCTTGCATCGCAGTTAGGTACCACGGCAAGTACAGACTGGCAAGTAGTTGAAACGAAAGCCTATCAAGAGATGGTGTTCGCAATGAACGATGCTCAAACAGTCAAGAACGTTACGTGGGTAGTTGGTGAAGCAGGTTGCGGAAAGACAACCACAGCTAAGCTGTATGCAGGTGAACACAACGAGGTGTTTTATATTCTCTGTTCAGAAGATATGAAGAAAAGCGACTTCATTCGTGAGATTGCACGCCGTATCGGTCAGAAGACAGAAGGTTACAGCGTTAGAGAGCTGCTCGACAGAATCATTGATGATCTGATTCAGATGAAAGCACCGCTGTTACTCTTTGACGAGGCAGACAAGTTGCCAGAGCGTGTGTTTCATTACTTCATCGACTTGTACAACCGTTTGGAGGATAAGTGTGGTATCGTCTTCTTCTCTACAAGCTATATCAAACGTCGTATGACAATGGGGCTGCGTTACAACAAGTGTGGGTATAACGAGATTCATTCACGTATCGGTCGCAAATTCTTTGAGCTTGAACGTACAGGTGCTCACGATGTCTATGCAGTTTGTATGGCGAATGGCGTAACTGACAAGGCACGCATATCAGAAGTGGTGAGAGATTCTGAAGAATACGAGTTCGACTTGCGCAGAGTAAAGAAGAGTATTCATAGAGTAAAACTTATGACTAAAGCCTCCCCCAACCCCTCCGAAGGGAGGGGAGCTCAAACAGTGGTAAAACAACATTCAAATACTGCTCAAAGTTCAAACCTCAAAGTTCAAAGCAATGAATAGAGCAATGTCAGTAACCGATATGCTGCGCATGAAGAAAGAAACCTATCCATTTGAAGGAGACTGGGCGAAGGCTTTCGGAGCACCAGAGCGAGGCGGTGTATGGTTCATCTGGGGACGAAGCGGAAGCGGTAAGACCAGTTTTACGATGAAGCTCTGTAAAGAGTTAGCCAAGTACGGAAAGATTGCTTATAACTCCTTAGAGGAGGGTTTTTCACTAACAATGAAGAATGCAATTATGAAAGCAGGTATGCAAGACGTTGCACGGCGGTTTATCCTCATCAGTGAGAGCATGGAAGATCTTGATGCACGTCTCAAGAAACGCAAAAGTCCAGATATTGTAGTTATTGATAGTTTTCAATACACACAGATGAGCTTTAAGGAGTATCAGAAGTTTAAGGCACAGCATCGTGATAAACTTCTTATCTTCATCAGTCAGGCAGAAGGAAACAAGCCGTCAGGTCGTACAGCTGTGAGTGTTATGTTTGATGCAGCATTGAAGATATGGGTGGAAGGTTACAGAGCTATCAGTAAGGGACGCTATTTTGGCAATCTTGGCTATTACACGATATGGAAAGAGCGAGCAGATATATATTGGGGCGAAACAAAAGAGTAAAGGTTATGGCAAACAAGCGAGACAACCTATTGTACAAGCTACGGAAGAAAGGAGTGAGAGTACTTACACGAGAACGCACAATCTTCTTCGCTTTTGATAGAGAGCCGTTCGATGTAGTACAGGTGAAACGGCTTTGCAGGGAGTATCATTTTAATGTTCAATTAGAGTTACAATAAAACTATGAGTAAGGAGAGACGAATTATTGAGATTACACCAGGGAAACTTAGCCCAGGTGGTCGAATGACAGAAGTCATAGAAAGCAAAGACTTCAAATGTCCGTACTGTCAAGGTAATGGTTATCACTGGCAAGAGGACAGGTATCAAGAGCCATACAAAAAAGACTGCTCGGTATGTCAAGGTAGCGGTAAACTTGATGCAGTGATAAAAGTTGAATGGAAAGCAAGTGAGATTAAAACAAAAAACAATTGAAATGGCAATGAAAAGAGATATTATATTTAGAGGAAAGAACTCCAAAGGAGTGTGGGTGTTTGGAGATCTTATATTAGTTATAGAAAAAGAATCACATATCTTTTACAAAACAGTGGAAGATATTATTAATAAGAGAATTAGTAACGAAACGGTTGTAAGTGAAACTGTCGGTCAGTACACTGGATTGATAGATAAGAATGGTGATAAAATATTCGAAGGAGACATCTTGCTTTTGAAAATATCAGACGGATCCATTCGTCATTTTGTTGTAGAGTGGGCGAACGAGAATCGGATACTAAAATCGTTGAAAGGTTTTCAGCATGATAACAATCCTATTCGTATAAGCGGTTGGTGTTTTAACTGGGAAGGGAATCGCTTGTATCCATCCGTTATAGATGGAGTTCCTGACAACGAAAGGATGGAAATTGTTGGAAATGTTTATGACAATCCAGAACTACTTAAAAACAATTGTAGAAAAGGCATAAAAATAAAACGAAAATGTTAAGATATAAGTCTGTTTGCCCGAATGATAAACCAATGTGGCTGTTAAAGCTACAGATGGCTATCAGTAACACTTACTCTTTGCGAGGAATAGAAGATACAGAAGAGGAATGGAAACAGTTGAAAGACTTTGTAGACTGGTTTATATCTAAGTTGTATGTTCGCAAAGACATAGCAGTGAAAAGCGATATAAGCACCTACCTTATGAGAGAAGATGGTCAGACTCAACTGCTTATCAAACGAAACGGAAAATTAATTCAAACATATTATATTCAAAACTAAAAGATTATGGCAACATTTTTAGACAAACTCAAGAAGAGATTGCAAACATGGCATGAGGAACGTGCCGACAGAATGCAGAACAAACGACAGGCACGGCTCGATGCAGAGGCACGTGAAGCCGTGCAGGTAATGGAGTTTAATGGCGAATTGTTTGTGAGCATGAACGGCGTACCACTGCTTGCAGTATGCGATCTGAACGAGACCCTTCCAGAGGTGGTATCTCACGCAAGGCAAAATTACAAAGATTGGAAGGAGGAAAAGCTATGGGAGCAGTCGGGAACTACGCAAGGTTTTATACCCTGTTAAAAAAGATGCCTGGTGCTGACAAGGAAACGCTGGTCTATCAGTTTACACAAAACAGAACAGTACACCTTCATCAGATGTCGGCAAAAGAATATGACTCGATGTGCAGGCAGATGGAGGAAGTTACAGGCTATGACGAGCGTCGACGCAGGCAGCATGACATCCTACGAAAGGCACGCAGCGGAGTTCTGCACCATCTGCAGATATATGGAATTGATACAACAGACTGGAATCGTGTGAATGCCTTCTGCCAAGACCCACGTATAGCAGGTAAACCTTTCAGGGCGTTGGATGTGGATGAGCTCAACGCACTGAATGCTAAGATAAGAATTATCATTAGAAAAAGTAAAAAAGAAGACGAGTAAGCAGGCTGACAAGTTATCATTACAATTAACCTGTTCACATGTAAGCTCGTAAACTATTCAACCAAACATTAACGAATATGATGAACATTAAAGACATGAGTAAGGAGGAGCGGGCAAAGCTGCTCGTCGAGTTACAGAACGAGGAGAAGAAGAACCGCATCGAGCGGCGTGAGACCTACGAGGGGTTACGTGCTGAGATGATGCACGATGTGTGGCAACGCTTAACACGTATCGTGACTGACGTGCGTGGATTCCACGACTGGCTACGGGGTGAAGTTGAGAGCTTCGTAAGTGTGATGCGTGACTATGGTCAGGTTCGTAAGAATGACCAGCGAAGCTACACGATTACTGATGGCGATTTCCGTCTTGAAATCTCAAGTAATAAGGTGAAAGGCTTTGACGAGCGTGCAGACCTTGCTGCAGAGCGTCTAATCGACTACCTCAAGCGTTATATGAAGCAAAGCGAGAAAGGGTCGGACGATCCAATGTATCAGATGGCAATGACGCTGCTTGAACGCAATAAAGCTGGTGACCTCGACTACAAGAGCATCTCTAAGCTGTACGAGTTGGAGGATAAGTTCGATAGTGAGTATTCAGAGATTATGACACTTTTCAAGGAGGCAAATGTAGTCCAGAAGAACGCTATCAACTACTACTTCTATCAGAAGAATCCAAAGACAAATGTCTGGGAACGTGTAGAACCAAGCTTCTGCAGGTTATAAGATAAAAATCATTAACTAACTCCTGTTTAAGAATAAAACCGCCCATTAATGTGTACGAACACACATTTGGGCGGTTTTTATTTGTAGTAAGCAGATAAAAAGGTGTAAATACTTGCAAATAAGATGATTATTTATTAATTTTGCAGATATGAGTAAAGGAAGAGATAGTAAACTGATAGAAGCACGCAACAGAAGGTTATTTGAGCGTTACTTCTACTGGACGGAGGAACGACGCCTCCGTTTCGATGATACTATCCGCATACTTTCCAATGAAGAGTTTTATCTGTCCGAAAGCCGTGTGCTACATATCATT